AAGTTGAAGAGATCTCTGCTTTTTTTTATTTATGCGACAGATAAATGAAGAAAACTTAAATGACACAGGTGTTGTTTTAAGTACGGTAAATCCCTCCGAAATAGGTAAGATGTTTTCTTATAATGGAATAAATGTTAGGATGCGTAAGATGAATGGATATATCCTTGTATGTCTTACAGATTTTGCTAGGTTATTTCCTGATAAAAATCTATCCACTATTATAAATTCCAAGGAAATGACTGATTATGTAAATCGTTTGAGCGAAATAAAAAATTTTATTTCGACTGATTTACTGCAAATTATAAAGGGAGGAAATGTATCACAGCAAGGAACATGGGCACATCAAAAAATAGCTCTTAGGGTCGCTCAAAAATTATCCACTGATTTTGCTATTTGGGTAGATGACAAGATCGAAGAGCTTCTTACCACGGGGAATACTTCTATATCATCAAGACTTCCAAACTTCAACAATCCTGCCGAAGCTGCTAGGGCTTGGGCTGACGAGTATGAAAGGAATCAAGCATTAATATTGGAAAACAAGGAAGCAAAGCTACAACTGGAACTAAAGACGGAACAACTAGATGAATCCAAGGAATGGTATAGTATCAAAAGATGGTCAAAGGAAAACGGTGTAAACTGGAGAAAGATTAGCTGGAGAAAGATGAAAGTAATATCTTACGAGCTAGGTTACGAAGTGAAAAAGATTTTTGATGCTAACTATGGACAGGTAAATATATATAATGTGAATGTATTTAAGGCATACTTTAACAAATGTGAATAAATAATATGTATTTTAAAATGTTTGATAGTATATCATTTTATTGATTATATTTGCATCATGTTTGAGTGTAGAAGCAAGCATACTATAATAAAAGTTTAGGGGGAAAGCGTTCCCCCGATTTTAGTAACCGTAAAAGTGATAAAACAATGATTATACTAGAAATTTTTCAAAACTGCTTTATTGTAGGGTATGATGGAAAGAAAATACCCTTTGTAAAAGATAATTTCCTGTTTAGTGATACCGGGGAAAGATATATCTTGACCAACAAGGAAAACAGTGAACAGGTTAGCCTACCGAAGCAATCGACAATAGTAATTAAACGTAATATTTTTCATGAAGGTATTGATTAGAAAGGATTCAAGCGACATAAGAAACAGACTTGAACGGTTAGAGTACACCGCTTCCGAAAAATCGTTGGATGGATTTGGTGATGGCATCTTTGTAGACAAGTCAGATAATACTTTTCACGTGAAATCAGAGTGGGAAGTTATCCGTATGTTTCTTGAAACAGTAGATTGCGGAGATGACGAGAATATGTTTTTTGATTTTGTAGAAAACGATATAACGTCAATAACGCCAACAATGCTAGGTAAATATAAATCTTTAATAAAAGTTGATAACTTTCCCATCATTAATACATCTAGCATTCAAGATGTGTTATACCGTGAAGATAGAGAACATAACATCATAGAAGTTATTGTTATTTCAGTGTATGGGTTAAAGTTGAAAAGCGTAAAAGATGTTGACTTTTCAGACTCTAATTCGGATACAATAATAGAGTATATGAAATCGTTGCATAAACAACTAAAAAAATATGTAAAATATGAAGTGTAATTTTACCCCCATGGACAAATTCTACCAGATACTGGATTACTACGGTTTGTCTTACACGGAGATTAAGAAAAATCATATCCGTGTGTTTTATGGAAACAATAAAATGTTTGATTATTATCCGCTTCGCATGAAGCTGTTTGATTACCATGAATGGCATCAGCTTACTTATCCGTTCGTGAAGGGTAAGGAAGATGAATGGGAAATAGAACTTACCATGTTCATTAGCGGAGTATTGGGAGATGAGATGTTTGAAAAGTTTAAAATATATTAATTATGGATAAGAAAGAAAAAGATTTAGTTCCAAAAGCCATAAATTTGTGTGGCAAACGGAGGATGTTGTCTTCAATTAAAGGATGGGAGATTGTTAAATATAACAATTACTCTAACGGACATGCCAATCCACAAAGTGTCAAGAAGTTGAGAATAACACTTTCAGGACGTGAAGTCATTGAGTATGTTCTGAACGATGAAGATGATACTATTAAAAAACTTGATAATTATTTTGGTCTTCTATGATGATAAAAGTGGATATACCAGAACCGTTTATAGACGGTGATAATACGATGGTTAACATTACATCTGATTCATTCTGCTATTCTAGCATTGATTCACGTTATGAAGGGTTTCAGAGTGCTTATAAGGATGGGAATGTTAATCAGAAGATACAGGGTAAACTAGAGATTATTGCAGATCAATTCAAAGAACTAATAAAAATCATTGAGGATAATGGAAAGACATTTGTTAATACAGGAGTGTGAGAGAGAAGAGGAAATGAAGAAATTACGCAAGCAGCAGAACGATCTTATCAAGAAAGGTCGTATGGTTGAATGTTCTCGCGTAACAGCCAAGATAAAGGAGTTCCAAGAAGCATATATAAAGGCTTATCCTGACGGTAAGTATGTGAGAGGTATGGAAATTATCAAAAAGATGTCAGATGATGAAAAAACTGATTGGATGATGTATATTAATGCTATTGCTTTCTGTGCTGATATTATACATTCATCCTCTATTGAGCTTAATGAAATGCTAAAGAAGGTACTTCCAGGGTCTAGCCTTCAAATGTTTGAAACACTTGAAAAGGTAGGTACTATGGCAAAGAATCAAATTATGTGGATGGATAACAATGTGGATGAGGAATATCAGGACGATTTTGCCAAGTATGCTGACGAGATAACCATTATGCTTTTATCATTTGTTAAAAATAAATTTTTGCCTAGGAAATGACACGAGAGGAAATACATAAAAATGTTCTTACAATAAGAAATTATTATTTCAGTATTCAAAACAAGCTAGATAATGGGTATAAAATTTCCGATTTGGATATAGATTCAGAAACGCACAACAAGATGATTGATGATACCATAAAATCAGCCATTGAAGATCATAAAATGATTCTTGTTTTGGAAAAATATAAATTATAAAATTATGAAAAAGAAAGATATAGACGAAGGATATATTGTAGGTGACTTTTATATAGTTAAAAGCCCTATCAAAGAGGGATGGCTTCACATAGTGAATATAAAAACATCTTGGCAGATAAAGGTGATGATGGGAGCGAATACGGCAAAGTTCTTAAGCCTTCCCCAACAGGAGATATTTGACAGGATTAACGGAATATACATTCAATCCATGATGTCTTTATACGATTCAGATTATGCCTTGAAAATAGCTAAAGATGCTGTGTCTTATATGTCTGAAAAGGCAGGAAAGATGGAAAAGTTGGAAAAGGTGGGGAATACTGAAAATGAAGATATTGAAAAGGTGAAGAAAGATGAGTTTATGATGAAGATAGCCACATCTTCCGATGAAGAAATTATGGACATGATCATAAATGGGGAAATAAAGTACGAATATTTCAAGCAAGAACAGGAGTAAATTTATGAAAGCATTATTTAAAATGGACTTCGATTGCGGAAGAATGGGCAATCTTGAAGGAGTATTTATTGCAGACACAGAAGATGTCGAATACTTAGTGAATAACAAAATCAGTGTTTACTTCGGTGAAGTACTTGGCAAGCACTCTGAAATATCCGGGTGTGTGGCTGAAAGTGAAATCAAACAAATAACCACTGATGAAAATGTAATCAAGATAGTTGAAGAATATGGGCTTAACAGTGGGTATAATCCATTTGAATACACTCTTTGTACATCAGAAACGGAAGATATACTAGATAACGGAGTTGATTGGGATGATTGTACTGTACAAGAATACATAGACTTTATGAGGAAAGGTATAATACCCCAATATTACGAGAAAGATTATAAAGAATGGCTAAGTAGCCAAAAGGAGGATTAATCATGCAAGACTATATTTCAGACTGGTTCATTCCGATGGATTTCGGTAATGATATGTCGGATGAAGAGCCAGACGGTGAAGATAATTTCAATTTTGATTAAGTGTATTTGTTTACATGCCTGCTCTATTTATGAAGATAGGGTGGGCGAAAATGGGGCGTTTGGCTGGTGTGACTAATGTGACGCGCGGCATTGTAGAGGAGGACAGTTCGAT